ATATGGATATTCATAGAGAGAAGTTAAATAATGAATCTCAAGAGATAAACGCTGAATAATGAAATATAAAATAACCGTAAGTGGATATGGTTGTGATGCAATTATCCATACAATAAGTGAAGAACAATTAGAAACATTTACAGAAAATAATGTTTCTGATGGTGAGATGACTAATGAAGAAATTTGTGATGTATTAGAACTTGATAGTATTTATGATTCTGATGATATTGTTAATGGTCTTTATTTTGATAATGAAGAGTTAATAAATACTATGGAAATTGTTGTTGAAGATGAAGATGGGAATGAAGTTTGGAAATCTGATAAAAATTTTTCATTTGATTATGATAGTTTTGAAACTACTTTTCATTTTTACAATGATAACTATTTCATTGTTGAATCAATGCAAAAAGGTCAATTTAGAATATTTGATTTGGAAACTGAAGAATTTAACCCAAAATTGTTAACACCAGTGGTTGTTGAATTATTAGATGGTGCTTTTGAACTAATTACATCATTACATTATGATGGTGAAGAATTAGATGGTGATTTTGGTGATACCAGAAATACAGGTGATAATTATTCTTTATTTGAAGCTTAAATATATGGAAAATAAACTACCCTCACTTCTTATTGTGGGTCACGCCAGGCATGCGAAAGATACATTTGCTGAAATTCTCAGAGATGAGTTTGGATTAACATTTATTTCATCATCACAAGCTGCTGCTGATATATTCATTTATGATGAATTAAAAGAAAAATACGGATACACAACATCTATTGAATGTTTTGAGGACCGTATGAATCATAGACAAGAATGGTATGAAATGATTTGTGATTATAACAAAGATGATAAAGCCAAGCTTGCTAAGGGTATTCTAGCAATGGCAGATTGTTATGTCGGCATGCGAGATAGGGGTGAGATTGAAGAATGTATCAAACAAGGACTTTTTGATTTGGTTATTTGGATTGATGCAAGTGAAAGATTACCTTTGGAAGATGCGAGTTCATTCAACATAGATAAATCATGTGCTGATATAATCGTTGATAATAATGGTACAGAAGCTCAATTTAGGGAACGAGTTAAAAGACTTGGAAACATATTAAAAAAATAGGGCCTTATGGGCCCTTTTTTATTTTAATAGATATTTATAGGTATGAAGAATATAATTAAACAATTACTTAGAGAAGGATTAGCTATAAATGAGATTTATGGTAAAAAAACACTAGATATATTAACTAAAAAATTTAATGATACATCTGAAAATATGATAAATAAATTAGCTATTGCTAGTTTGTTTAGAAATGAAATTGGTGATATTCAACAATATAAAACCAAAGAACAATTTGATGTTGTTTTTAATAAATGGTACGAATCAACATTAAATAATTTAATTAAAACTTCCTCATTCCCAGAAAACAAAGAATTGGCTAAAAAATACTTGGATGCTTATATTACCAACATTAAATCATTAGGTCAATCAGCAATGCCATTCTCAATGAAAAAAATTGAAAGTGGATTGGTTGATTTGGTTAATAATAATCGTTGGATTAAAGATAGTGAAATAAAACAAGGAAATACAATATATAACCCTAAAGATGAAGATATTGTATTTGAAAATGATAATGTTATTATTTTGGATACCAATACCAAGGCTAAATGTGTTATGTATGGACAAGGTGAATCATGGTGTATAACCAAACCTGAATTGAACTATTACAACACATATAGACTTAGCTATAAGGCAACACCTTATTTTGTTTTACAAAAAAATATACAAGGTAATGAACATAAATTTGTTATAATGAATTATGGTTATAGAGGATACGCAATTGCTGATAGAAGCAATACTGGTGAAAGAAGCGGTAGTTCAAGCGATGCAATGCCATGGGATGAAATAGAACAACAATTACCTAACTTACAAGGTCTAGAAAGATATTTTCCATATAGAGAAATTACTGACGATGAGAATAGATATGCTGAATTATTGGATAAGGTTAAGGCTAATTTTGTTGGTGATGATTTGCAAGACCTTGTTGATAGAAGCATAAAAGGACTTATAATAAATGGTTCTCAAGTCACACCAGCTGATTTTATTAGAGATTTAGCTACAAACCAAATGGCTTTTAATTTAGAACAATTAAAAAGCCTGCGAAAAGAAACCATGGATAGTCTTATTGAAGTTGGTTATTTTGTTAACAGGTATATAGATAGCAAATTATATGAAGAAGTTCTATCACCAACTCAAATAAATCGTATTATAAAATTAAAAATTGATAGCAATGTTCTACTTAGCGATTCTTTTTATAAATTTATGTCTGAAGACAGTATTAAAAAATATTTGATGCTTAGGGTAAATGGTAATAACACTGGTGTTTCTGATGCGTGGAGAAGTGGTATTAATCAAACAAAACTGGACTATGATGAATTACAGAATATAAAAAAATTGTTACCATCAGTTAAGATAAATATAGACAGATATGATTTAAATGATGGTAATGACTTATTTTGTGCTATTTATGCTGAAAATAGTATCATTAAATCACCTGAAGTTAAAGAAAATTTAAATAAATTGTCGAAACATCAAGTATCGTTGTTAATTTACGATTACCCTGAATTAGCTAAGTATTTAGTTAAAACAGAAGGTTTTGATGAAATAGGTACATGGCAATTATCTAATATATTAGAAAAAGACTCTAGTAGTTATAAAGCAATATTAGATAATGTATCAGAAGAAAAAAAATTAGACCTTTTAGATAGATTAAAATATGGTAATTTGCTTCCTTTGTTAATAAGAGATAAATATATTGTTATAAATACTAAAGAAGAATTTGATGCACTTAGATATACTTTGTTATATGATACTAAAGCCAAGGCTTTTGTTTATAAACCAGAATTGTTGAGGTTTGTTGATAGTTCTTATGACCTTGAAAAGGTTTTATCAAATCAACCGACACTGTTTAAACAATTAGGTGATAGGATTAATAATATTACTGATTATGATTTAAAAGACATAATAGTAAAAAATCCAAAAGCCTTAAAATATATACCTGATGAACGTATTGATAAAATGGATGAATATAGAATATACAGTATGATACGTGATAAACCAATTCTAGTGCGTCAATTTTATAATAAGATTAGTATGAACTATATGATTGATTTGATTAAATCTGCTCCTAAGGTAATCCAATACTTACCAGATTCGATACTTAAACAATTGGATAAATATGATATGACAAATATTCTTTACAAGAAAGAATTATACCCATATATGGAACCAATAATTGACAAATATATGCCAGATGACAAAGAGTTTATATTATCTAGAATATAATTCTAGATAATATTTGGTAGTTTAAAAAATAATTATATCTTTGCAACATGATAAAAATAAAACAAAATATAGATTTACCTAATGAGGTAAAATTGATACACAAAATTTTTCGAATTGAAGGGTTTGAATTATTTTTGATTGGTGGGGCTGTTCGTGATGCTGTGTTGGGAACGATACCCAAGGATTTTGATTTGGTTACCAATGCAGTACCAGAAAAGGTTATTGCATTGTTGGAATATCAGGAGTTTGTTATTAACATTTTAGTAACGGGAAAAGCATTTGGAGTAATCAATGTAATTACCAATACTCACGAATTTGAGATAGCAACTATGCGTCAAGATGTCGGTTCAGGTAGAAGACCTGAATCGGTTGTATTTACTAATATCGAAACAGATATCTTACGTAGAGATTTGACCTGTAATGCATTATTTTTTGATATTGATACCAAAGAGATAGTTGACTTAGTTGGTGGTGTAAATGACCTTAAAAGAGGTATAGTGAGGACTGTAGGTGCTGCTGAAGATAGATTTGGTGAGGATAGGCTTAGAATCTTAAGAGCAATTAGATTTGCTGGTAGATTTGGAAGTGATTTAGACCCTAATGTCGATGCTGCATTGCAAAAAGATGCAAGTCTTGTTGGAATTTCTGGTGAAAGAATTAGAGATGAATTTATCAAAGGTATCATATCAGCCAAATCAACAGATGGTTATTTATTGATGTTAGATAAATACAAATTGTTTGATTGGGTTTTTCCTAATTTAAATGTTGATAGAAGAGTCTTTAGAAGAAACCTAGATTACAAAGGAGATGATTACGTAGTATTATTGGCTAGATTATTAAAAGATAATAGTATTGAGGTATTGAGAAAGAAATTAAATGAATTGAAATACTCAGCAGATGAAATTAAAGCTATTGTATTTTTAATATCGTTATTAAAGTTAGATGTTAATACAGCTTACTTATTAAAAAAGATACAACAAACTTCTGGTGTTAATAATGACCAAATTAGAAACTTTGGTACTAACGAGGGTATATCATCACAGTTATTAGATGCTTTTGAAAATTTTAGGTTAACTGTAACTGGACCAGAGGCGATGAGTAAATTCAATATAAAACCTGGTCCTGAATTAGGTAAAGCCATAGAGAAAATGGAAACTGATAATTTCCAAAAATTATTATAATAATATTGATTTTTATTTTGCCATTGTTATATTTATAATAAAAATTAATAACAATGGCAAAATATTTGGCAAAATTTAGCAGCGTGGTAAATGAAATCGAAATTAGTGGTTTTATTGTCATGAATGAAAGAGAAGTTGAAAACTTCGAAGAATTAGCATTAAGCATTACATGGGATTTCGTATATGAATTTGGTGAAGATAACCAATTTCAATTAGAATTTTCAGATGGTGAAGATTTATTATCTAGGATTGAATTTAAAGAAATATCCTTAGATGAAGCAAAAACATTAAAACGATTGTTTAACGATGAATTTGGAACCTTTATAGGTGAAGCATTCTTAGAACAAGTTATAGGTGAAGAAGATTCAGATTTCGATGATGAAGATGAAGACGACTATGACGATATTAATTATGAAACAGATTATTAAACATTACCAACAACCTAATGGAATTAGCTGCGGTCCAACATGTATAATGATGGCCTACGAAGCACTTCCACAAACACCTAAAAAACAGCACTACTCAATCATGGAAATTTGTGATTTTTGTGGTACTGATAATATAACTGGTACTCCACCAGAAAGACTTGAAAAAGGTATGAATGCATTGGGTATGAATTATATCCATCATGTAAAATCGCAAGAACCATTCCAACATTTAAAATCAGTTCTAGATAATGGTAATTTACCAATGCTTAGAACTTTTACTCATGGTATTCCACATTGGATTATTATAAGTGGGTATGATGATAATAAATATTATGCAAATGACCCATGGCAAGGTGAAATGACATATAGTGAAGAAGAATTAAGTACTATTTGGATTGGAAGACACTATGAATTTTATGAAATTGAAATGCTTGTAATAAAACAAGGTATACCAAAAGAAAGACTTAATGAAATTATGGAATGGTCGTTCCCTTACTTTACACACGTTATTACCGAAGGTTATTTCAATATAGTTGTTGAAAATCAAACTGACCTAGAAAAATCAGCAATGATAATTGATAGGGATAATAATATACGTGGTGCTTATTTGATAGGTAATAGTCAATTACGTCATTTAGATTTTCATGATTTAAAAGGTGTTGAAGGTGTTCTTTTAGCAATTGATGAATCCATAAGAGGTAGAGGTTGGGGAAACAGACTTAAAGACTACCCTAAAACTCTTGGTGTTGATTATATTTGGGGACAACAAGCAAAAGGTCTAAATAATATAAAAGATTGGTTAAAACGCAGAGAATTGATTAATGAAAGTGGTGGTGTATATATAACAGCTGAATTTTTTTAATATTATAGAATATTTATATATAAACTTAATATAAATGAGAAGGATAGAAAAAAAATTAAACATTCAAAAAGTTAATTTATTAACTGAACAAAGATATGTCGAAAATAAAGATTCAATAAAACGTATCGATGAAAACGATAAACCACCTTATATTGGTACTAATCATAACGAGGTAAATATTTTATATAATTTAACTGGCGATGATTATTCTTATGTTCCAGCAAACCTTAAATATTTGAGTATTAATACTGATAATACATCGTTTAATACTCAAATACCACATTTTACTGATGAAGAACAATATCAAGAAAGTATTAAACGTAAAGATTTTTTCTTTATTTATTATAACGGTAATAGATATCTTTATTTACCACATCATAAAATACTATTTGATAAATCAGCGAATAAAATAATTGGAAAAGATAAAAATCCAGTATTTAATGACCAAATGAATCGAATAATTTATAACACAGTTAATTAAATAATATTAAAGATTGGTTAAAACGCAGAGAATTGATTAATGAAAGTGGTGGTGTATATATAACAGCTGAATTTTTTTAATATTATAGAATATTTATATTAAAATAGTATTATGAAAAAAATTATATTAAACGAAGTTGATAAAAAAGAAATCATCAATCAAAGAGAAAAAGTTATTGTTGAAAACTTTGCTAAAACATTTAATTCTATCAAACGTGTTGATGAAGAAACGATAAAACCAAAAGATATTTCTAAAAAATTTATTATTTATCCTAATTTTAAAGGTGTAGACCCTTCACCTATAATTGGACAAAATAAAATTATAAATGTGGCAGATGCATTAGGAAACGAACCTAATAAAGATTATAAATACTTCACATCAGGTAAATTACCTGATGGAACCGAGGTAAAACAATATGTGGATAATATGATTCAAAACGCTAAAAATGGTGGTTGGAAATCTTTTAAACCAGTAGTAGCAATCGAACATCCATTACTTTCAGGTAAATATGCTGTTATAGATGGAAATCATAGATTAGGTGCTTTTAAAATGGGAAAAATACCTCAAATAAATGCTACAATAATAAATTATGATGATATATTATTAGCCACTCCCGAAAGTATATGGCAAGATGGTAAAACACCAGAAACCATTAGTTTAAATGACGCTAAAGATAAAGGTATTGATTTAAAACAATATTTTACAACAAAAGATTTACAATTAAATTAAAAAAACTTGCATAGTATTTAAACTTTTTGTATCTTTGTACATATTTAATAATAAACACAAAAAGATTAAAAAAAAAATAGCAAAAAACTTGACTTGTATTAAATAAGTTAGTATATTTGCAAAGAAATTAAAAACAAACAAAAAAATGACAACAATTAACATACATATGATATCGATTAGCAATTGGAGACGTAATAGTCGCCCAGTAGCAGGTATGTGTAATTGTCAAGGTGGTACGGAAGTATAACTCAAAACAAAATATAACAATTAAAACCTGACTACATCAAAACTAGTCAGGTTTTTTTATTTTAATGAATATGGGAAATCTAGTGAGAAATTTAGGAAAAGAAAAAACTGTTAACTTAATGAAAGATTTTGACCTCATAGTTGACAAGTATAGAAAGATAGCTGATGCAAGTGGTTATCATGGTGAATTAAGATTTCAAAAAGAAGGTGGGTTTACCATTATCTTTGTTGATATAAAAGAATAAAATGGAAGGGTAAGCCGAGTTGGTCTAGCGGCAGCCGCCTTGAAAGCGGAGGGTCCCGTAAAACGGATGTGTGGGTTCGAGTCCCACTCCTTCTTCAAAATACGTCTATGGTGCAACGGTAGCATCACGCTCTCCAAAAGCGTTGATGGGGGTTCGAATCCCTCTGGACGTGCAAAGCTAATCACCGCAAAAATGCGGAGAATAGCCAGATAATCACCGCATAGTTTATAACTTTTAAAGTTACAGGCGATTATCACCGCAGAAATGAGGTAAAGATAAACTAAATATGGTATTTCAAGCTTTAAGGTGAAGCGTCAGACTGTGAATCTGAAGAACTCGGTTCGATACCGTGGTTATACCCAAATATAATAAAAAAATGAAAAAAGAATTTGATATGCTTTGAGGTCTACTAAACAATAGACTGAAAAGTTATGAGTGTAAACACAAACAGAATGAAGTTGAAAAAAGCAACTTGTTCTAAAGATTACAGAATTATTTGGTTAAAATTTGAATACCCACCTTATTGGGATGAGGGTGTTTATTACAGAAAAGGTCAGTTCTCTCACAAATATAGAGAACATAAAACTTGGAAGTATAACCGAAAAACACAATGGAAGTCATAGACTTCCAAAATAGGTGTGTGGTGAAATGGTTATCACGCAAGACTGATACTTTTGTATTTTGGGTTCGAGTCCCAACATGCCTACTAAATATTGCCTTGTAGCTCAGATGGTTAGAGCACCGCACTCATAATGCGTAGGTCTTGGGTTCGAGCCCCAGCGAGGCAACAATATCAGCCAAATGTTGTATTTAAAGTATAGATTTGGCTGGTAATAAATTCCTCAGTAACTCAATTGGTTAGAGTGCCACTCTGTTAAAGTGGAAGTTCCAGGTTCAAAGCCTGGCTGAGGAGCGTAATGGCGAGGGTTATTGGAAAACGTTCATCCCTCATAAAGATGAATAAATGGGCTCGGCTCCCATACTCGCTACAAATGGCTCTATCGTTCAACTGGATAGGACTTAGCACTACGAATGCTAGAATTGGGGTTCGAATCCCTGTAGGGCTACTTGACTTTTTTGTCCTTTATGTTATATTTATTATAAAAGATATAACATATGGCAAGAAAAGTAAGAAATATACATTACATATATAAAACAACATGTAATGTAACAGGAAAATGGTATGTTGGTATGCATAGTGCATATACATTAGAAGATGGATACATGGGTAGCGGAAGAATACTAAAACGTAGTATAAGAAAATATGGTGTGGAAAAACATACTAAAGAAATTCTAGAATTTTGTGATTCTAAAGAAGCGTTGGTTTTTAGAGAATCCGAGATTGTTACTAAAGAATTGATTTCTGACGGTAAATGTATGAACCTTAAAGAAGGTGGTTGTGGTGGGTTTATTAGTTATGAAATTTCAAAACGTGGTGGTGACGCTCTTAAAAATAAATTAGAACAAGATTTAGAATTTAGTGAGAAACATAGAAAGATAGTTTCTAACAATATGAAACAATTACATTTAGATAAAAAATCTTATGATTGGATTGGAAAAAATCACTCAGAAGAAACTAAAAAAATAATGTCTGAACAAAGAAAAAATACAGGTATTGGTGAAGCAAATTCACAATATGGTACTTGTTGGATAACCAAAGATGGTGAGAACAAAAAAATAAAAAAAGAAGTCCTTGAAATTTGGCTTGAACAAAACTGGGTAATAGGTAGAGCATAATTATTTGCCTTCATAGCATAAATGGAAATGCAACATCCTTCTAAGATGTATAATCGGGGTTCGAATCCCTGTGGGGGTACTAAATTGGAGAGTAGACTAATATTGGTTTGTGGTGGCACCCTGCTAAGGTGTTCCGTGTAATAGCGGTGAGGGTTCGATTCCCTTGCTCTCCGCACTTTTATATAAATCTACATATTTATCAATAAACACTATTATGTTATTAACGATAATGAAAAATATGGAGAAAGCCCAAAATTATGGGTCGATGTTTGGTCAAGATGTTGAACCAACAGGAACTTATGTCCTTGAAAAAGATTTTGACCGAAAACTTGATAAGCCATGGGTTGAGGGTCAAGCTGATATTAGAAATCCACTTATTATCGATGTTGATGATGACACACTTATTTCCTACAAATACGAATTAGCAAAAAAATACAAAGCCAAAGGTAAACGTTTAACTGAAAAATTAATGAATGCTGGTTATGATGCTATTATTACTATGCGAAATGGTAGTACTGGTGAGATAATATTATTTCCAAATTGTAAATTTATGTTAGATAGTTTAGATGAAACTAAGACGTTTATTAAAAAAAGACTATCCGAAAGCTTAACTCATAAGCTAATTGAATCATATTTGGAAGAAGACTATCCAACAAACTTTGATTTAAAAGAATTCTCAAAACTAACCAGCTATAACAAGCGGATTCAATATTGTCAAGAAAGACTAAAGAGAATTTCTTCTGGGTCCTCCAGAATTGTTTATATGGTTGATGATACCAAAGTATTAAAAATTGCTAAAAATAAAAAAGGTCTTGCTCAAAACGATGTTGAAGCAACAAATTCCAATTATCATGACATTAAAGATATTACTGCTAGAGTATTTGCTTATGATGACAATGATTTATGGATTGAAATGGAATTGGCTAGAAAAGTAACACCACAAATTTTTCAACAAGTTATTGGTTTTACTTTTGATGATTATTGTGGGGCCATTAGTAATTACTATTCGAATAATAACCCACAAAAAGCTAGATATATTAGAAAATACAATATAGATAAAGAAACAGTTGATGCTATGTGGGAAAATGAATTTATTAAAGATATTTTTTCTTTTTTAGGTGGATATGAGGTACCTGTTGGTGATTTATGTAAACTTAATTCATATGGATTAGTAAAAAGAAATGGTGAAGATACTATTGTAATGATTGATTATGGAATAACGTCAGATGTGTGGGATGAATATTATGGATAAAAAATTAATTAAAAAACAACTCCGAGAATCATTATTAACTGAATTTGTTGGACAAGAAATGGTTTCATTAAAAAGATATTTCTCAATGACTGATGAAGAAAAGAAATCTTATTTACCACATGAATATCCTTATGAATTTGATACGTTTTTAGATGAAGAGGGTTTAGAAACTGACATTGAAGGTGAACCATATGAAATTACTGATATTTTATTTGATAAAAACCCAGAACTATACAATCAATTTGCTCAATGGTTATATGATAAAATAATGGACCATGATTTAAACATAAATGATGCTGATTTACCAGCTTGGTCATTTTTTGACAACCCTAGATTAGTTAAAAACCAGTGGTTGATTCATTTTACTGACGATGCTGAAGGGATAGCCAGACAAGGGTTTAAATATGGTGTTGATGAAATAGATAAATTAGCATTGACGACACACTTGGGTGAATTTGAAAAGAAATACGGTGGTTATAACTTTGCTTATGATATTGATAGATATGCAAGATATGCACATAGCAATCATGGTCGTGGTTTTAAATACGGCAAAGAAGCAGTGATTTTTAGAGCTTCAGGTATGGAATTATGGCATTATGGAGATGAAGAACCACAAGTTATATTTTATGGCAACACAGCAAAGAGTATTATCCCTATTACTGAAGGTGAAGAACGTCAATGGGCGGTTAAAAGTGTAAAGAGTGGAAGAAGTCTTTACGAGAGTGATGAATTTGATGATGTAGTTGTTTGGGTACTTAGAAATTTCATTCAATATAGAAAACAACTTTAAATATGAAAAAATTAATTAGACAACAACTTAGAGAATCATTATTACCAGAAGCAATTGCTGGTGGAGAATATCATGTCTTTCATGGTAGCCCAACCAAGATAAATAAATTTATTGATGATTTTGTTGGTGGTCAAGAAGCATTTGATAGAGAAGGTCCTGGTATTTATTTTACAACATCAGAAGAAGAGGCAAATCGTTATGGTGAAAACGTTTATAGTGTAATTTTAAAACCTAATATTTTATTTGATGAGGTTCCTATAAACAAAGTTAAAATAAGACCTTTTATGAAAAAATTAGCTATGATGGCTGATGATTGGGAAGGTTCGGCACAAAATTGGGGTGAAGACCCAATAAGAGGTATTCAAACATTTATTGAAGATTCTATGGAATATAATGATAATGAAAAAGATTGTATTCTCCAAGTATGGATTGATTTTTATAGGTATAATCCAGTTGAATTTGTTAGAAATTGTGTATCGTTGGGTATTGATGGTATTATAGTAAATAAAGACTATGAAGATATAAAACATATAATAGTTTATAATCCTTCTATAATTAATATTAAATAAAGTTGTTTATATCATTTATTATTAGTATTTTTGCAAAATGAAAAAAAATATTTTAAATATAGAAATAATTAGACCAGAACAAGAATTAATCATTATGGTTGGTGTTTCTGGTTCTGGTAAAAGTAGTAAAGCTAGAGAGATAGTAGGTAAAGGAGTTATTCACTCAACCGATTCTGTTATAGAATCCTTAGGTGATTATAACTATTTTTTTAAAAAAATGATTGAATCAGGGAATTTTTCTGATTTATCCAGAGCTCATTTAATTAATATTAATAATTCAATAAATTCAATTAAAAATGGTATTACCCCTTGTATTATTGATAACACTAATTTAAGTAAAAGTGAAATAAAACAATATGTTGAAAATGGGTTATTACTTGGATTATCTGATGATAATATTAAAATTATTAAAATTGGAATTGATGATTTATCACCAGAAGAATTAACTAAAAGAAATTCACACGGTGTACCATTAGAAAAGATAATAAAAATGATTCAAAAATATAAAAATTTGGGTGAGTTAACACTAAAAAATATTTTAGCATCTAAAGATATCTATCATAATAAAGTTGGTGTGTATAACTTAGTAAATTTAAAAAATGGTAAAGTGTATATAGGTAGTACTGGTAAATCTTTATCGTTAAGGAAAAAACAACACTTTAATAATTTAAAAAATGGTACTCATGAAAATCCAATTTTGCAAAAATCATACAATAAACATGGGTTAGAAAGTTTCAAATTTGAAATAATTGAAAGTTTTAATAATATAAAAATAGAAAAATTATTAAAATTGGAAGAGAAATATATTTTAGAAAATGATTCAACAAACAGAAATTTTGGTTATAATATTTGTTCTGTTAGTCAATCTAGATTAGGTACTAAATGGTCTGAAGAATCTAAAATAAATAGATGTGGAATAGGAAACCCAATGTTTGGTAAAGGTGATGATAGAAAAGGTAATAAAAACCCAATGTTTGGTAAAAATGTATCTGAAGAAACTAGAAATAAACTATCAATAATTGGAAAAGGTGTAAAAAAACCAATGGTTAGTGAAAAATTAAGTGTTCCAATAGTTCAATTAGATATGTATGGTAATAAAATTAAAGAATTTAAATCTGGTGTTGAAGCTTTTAACGAAACAAAAATTTTTCATATTAATGCTGTATGTAATGGAAAAAGAAAACAAGCTGGTGGTTATGTATGGATTTTTAAAAAAGATTATACTGATAAATAAAAATTATGGAAGGAGAAACTAATGTATTGTATAGTTGTGTGTTATTAGATGAAGAATCTAGAAAAATATTATTAGATAATTTAAAATATTTAATACCAGATAATTTCAAAATCATTGCACATCATATGACAATAACCATGGGTGAATTAAAAGATAAAAGTATTTTGGGTACTGAACAACTTCTTGCAGTAACTAAAGTTGGTATTAGTGATATGGCAATGGCTGTTGCGGTTCAAAGTGATATTGAAACCAAAAATAAAATACCACACGTAACGGTTGCTATTAATCCAGATGGGGGTAAACCTGTAATGAGCAATGATATTACTGATTGGCAAGATATAAGAATGTTTATATTATCAGGTGAAGTAACTGAAATAAAAAAGAGAGCTATATAGCTCTCTTTTTAGTTTTATGTTATATTGTTAAAGGTAAAGTTTAGCCCCATCTTCTTGTAATAAATAAAACCCATCTTCTTGTAATAAAAATTGACTTATTATTATTATCCCACGACCTCCATTAGGACTACTTTTTTCAGTTGTTGAACTTTTTTTTGTTGTTGTTTTTGCATAGTATGATTTAACATCGCTTTTGTCTGTTTCTATAAAAACAACTCTTGGGTTTATTAGATTTTTTTTCATGTTTTTGGTTTATTATAAATATTAAAATAATACAAAAAAAAAAATAATTAATATATTATTTGGTTGTTATTATAATATATTGTATTTTTGTCAAAATTTAATCATATGAAAAATGAAGATAGACACTTAGACCTTAGTGCTAAGTTTATAGAAATGGGTCAAACCCTTATGTTAGAAGGTAAAAATTCTAAAGATTTAATGATATCACAATCGGGTGGTGTTTTAGTTTTGTTGGGTAGTTTGATGTATGATGAAAAAGATATTAATTTACTTAGTCAAATATGTTCCATGTTTTCTGCGAAGAAAATAGTTGAAAATATGGAAAGAAATAATAATGATTATACAAATTATTTAAAAGATAAACACAAAAGTGAAACCTATGATGATTTTATTAAAAGAATAAATGATTTAAGAAGAAAAAATGGTGATGAACCAATTGATGAATAATATTATGTTAACAATACAAAAATATATAATTAAACACGGATTAGAAAAAACAATCTTAGACTTTCAATTAAAGGTTAAGAGATACCCTTCAAAAATTCTTTTAAAATATGACCAGCTAGTGTCACCAACTCTTATGGGGTTGCCAGAGATGCAAGATTGTCGTGGGTTAATACTTGAAATAGATACATGGAAAGTAATGTCACTAGCATTCAGAAAATTTTTTAACTCACAAGAGAATAACGCAGCTAAAATAGATTGGAATACTGCTAGTGTGTTAGAAAAACTAGATGGTACCATGATTCAAGTATATTGGGACTGGAATAAAGAAACATGGTTTGCTGCTACTACTGGTACAGCCGAAGGTGAAGGTGAAGTAAACAATAAAATGGGTACCACATTCAATGAATTGTTTTGGGATACTGTAAATAACAAATATAATTTTAATAATTGTTTGTTAGATAAAAATCACATATACGTTTTTGAATTAACTACACCATATAATATAGTGGTTAAACCACATGGTGAATCATCTGCTACAATCCTTACAGTTAGAAACAGAGAAACTCTAGTAGAACTATCTGGAAAAGACTTGGAAATGGTTGCTATATCACTTGGGTTACCACTGGTTAAAAAGTTTGACTTGAATGCGAAAGATATAGGTGCTTTGTTACATACATTTGAAGGTATGCCATGGTCAGAAGAAGGGTATGTTGTTGTGGATGCTAATTTTAATCGTGTTAAAATAAAAAATCCAGCGTACCTGGCTGTTCACCACTTAAAAGGTAAAACAGCTGAACATAATATCCTTACAATAGTTAAGACTAATGAGATTGAAGAGTTCGCATCAACTTTCCCAGAAAGAAAAGATGAACTTTATAAGTTAAAAGAAAACTACGATAAATTAACTGAAACGTTAAATGTTACGTGGGAAATATTGAGATTAGCTAAACCTAAAGAAATAACTCCAGCTGAAAAAAAGAGATATGCAATGAAAGTTTTTGAGGTATGTGATAACACTACCTTAAAACCATTTACAGGTTTATACTTTGGATTGGCAGAAGGTAAAATAGAGTCTGTTGAAGACTTTATATTTAAATACGATGATAAATTATTATATAAAATGCTTTAATTATGAGTAAAGAAGAAATGGATGAATTTCTAGTTTCCATTGGTGGATTAGAAAGAACGTATAGAGAAGACAAAGGACCAATCGTTGATGCGTATTATTTTAGTGTGTATGAAGGTTGGTATCCTTTAATTAAAGACCTTATAAATGAATTGATTGCTTTGGGTTGGGATAAACGAATTGCTCAGGTTAAAGAAAAATTTGGTGGGCTTAGATTCTATATTGAAACATATTCTGAAGGGTATCAAGAAGTTATTTCTAAATATGAAAGACTATCATATAAAACATGTGAGAAATGTGGTAATGATGGTACCAATAGGAAAATTAAAAATTGGTTATGTACACTATGTGATGACCACGCAAAAGAAAAAGAAGAAAATTAATTTGGTAGTTTAAAAATAAGTATTATATTTGCACTCTAAAACAATAACATTATGAAAATTAAAGAAATTTTTGACGAAATTGCTGCTGAAGGTGGTACAAATGCTAAGGTTGCAATCCTTACAAAATATGTTGACAATGAATTGTTGAAACGTGTTTTATATTTAGCTAATTCTAAAAGGGTTAAATTTTATATTAAACAACTTCCAGAATACAGTTGGATTAACAATGGTGGTGAAACTTTAGAATGGGCGTTAGATGGGTTGAAACGTATTACTGATAGAAGCATTACTGGTACTGATGCATTAAATTGGCTTGTAGTTCTTTTAAGTGGTGTATCTACTGATGATGCTTATATTCTTGAGCGTATCATTGACAAAGATTGTAAAATTGGTTTAGGTACCACTTACATGAATAAAGTATTCAAAGGTCTTATTGAAGATACTCCTTATATGGGTGCTGTATCGTTTGATGAGAAGAAAGCTCGTAAGGTATTTGAAAAAGGTGCCAAAGGAATATCACAAATCAAAATGGATGGTCGTTATTGCAACGCTATTGTTCGTAATGGTGAAGTTGAAATGGAAAGCCGCCAAGGTGAACCAACAATCCTTACTGGTGCTAAATTCTTGGAAGAATTAACTTCTTTCGAAGATTGCGTACTTAATGGTGAGTTAACTATGGATGGTGTATCTCGTTATGAGTCAAATGGTATCATTGCATCGCTTATTGATATTTGTTCTAAACGTGATTCCAGAACTGATAAAGAAAACGATAAGAAAATAACCAACTTTGAAGATAAGCATGGTAGTTTCACTGGTGCTTTAGAGAAAATCAGATACACCGTATGGGATAGACTTACTGTTGATGAGTATTTCAACAAAGCTTCTAAACTTAAGTATGCTGAACGTTTAGCGTATTTGGAAAGATTAATTGAAAATGCTAATTCTTCTAGTGTTAAAATGATTGAAAGCACTATAGTTCATAACTATGCACAAGCAATGACACACTTCCAAGAAGTATTGGCTGCAGGTGAAGAAGGAACAATCCTTAAAGCATGGGATGGTGAGTGGAAAGATGGTAAACCAACATGGCAAATTAAATGTAAATTGGAATTGGATTTAGATTTGAAAATTACTGGATTTAACTATGGGGCTAAAGGTACTAAAAATGAAAATGTTATTAGTTCATTAAATGTTGAAAGTTTATGTGGTAAACTAAAAACAAGACCACAAGGATTAAAAGAAACTTTAATGAAAGAAATTACAGAAAATCAAGACAAATTATTAGGTACTATAATTGAAGTTAAGTGTTCTGGTTTATCACATGACAGTAATGGTAATTATTCACTTCTTCACCCAGCATTTAAAGGTTTTAGGGATGATAAAATAGAAGCAAATACTTTAAAAGAATGTATTGAAATTCAAAATTCAGCTATTGGATTATCTTTAATAACAACGTAATATGGAAATAATATTCACAATAATCGGAATTTTAATTAGTATCTTATTACCTTTGGTAATATTATTTATCTTATTTTTTGGTTATCAAAGATATAAAGTAAAAAAGAAATCAGATTTTTTCTTTAATAAAAAAATGAGTGAAACAATAATAAAAAATAAAAATAAAATAATATGAAAATAGATTACGGTAGCGAAGAATTAATCTCCGCATTTTACGATTATAATGGGGAAATGGAAGATGGAAGAAAGTTCATTATTCATGCGACTTGGGATTCTTGGGATGAATATGGGGTTGATTCAATTGAATGGTTAAATGATGCAGAAGGAACTGATGAAGAGGAAGAGGAAATAATTGAACAATTTTTATCTGATAATAATTAACATGAAAAAATTAATTTTAGTCATGTTGTTAATCACAATAAGTGGTTATAGTCAAATTAAACTAGATTCATTATCTATTAGTAAAGATTCCGTAATCAATACTAAGGTTAAAAGTTCATGGTATGTTAGAAGTATGTTTGTTTCTTTGATGAGTGCTGGTCAACTTGGTGAGACGTTATCAGAACGCATTACTCAAAATATTGAATTTGGTAAGTCGATAGGTATGGTAGATGTTGGATTGGCTATTGGTAAAGCTAAATTAATTAATTATAGTTCTGATAGCTATTTGGTAGATAATTCTATTATTACACAATACCAAGACCATAATGAAAATAAATTATACATTCAGGGTAGATTAACAATGGATGCATGTCAATATGGTATTTTCAGTAATGAAATTTCAATTGGTGCTGGTTATACATTTTCTAAAACAATGCCAATCATGCTTGAGATTTCATCAACAATCTTTGCACAGGTTGGTGATAATTGGGGTTTAGGAATTATAATTGGTACTTATAATTTTACTGGTGATAATGATGATTTAAATAAATCTTTCACTGGTTTATTTTTAAGATATGGTTTAATAAGAGATGATGGTGGTATATTATTAAACAGGACACGTGTAACACGTTCAAAACGACCAATCCATAATAAAGTTAAATAATAAAAATAGATAAAATGAAAAAAATGATAAAATTTCCGTCTATCGAGCAGTTTAGAAGTGTCGTGACGAATATAAACAGACATTACAACTATGTTGGGTTAGATGAAAATGGTGATGCTATTTATGACCATACATTACCTAAACCAACACTTACCTTTAAAGGTACTGTTAAGTTACATGGAACCAATGCTGCTGTATCTTATAATAAAGATGGTGGGTTTTGGGCACAATCTCGTGAGAATATCATTACACCAGAAAAAGATAACGCAGCTTTCGCTTTCTTTGCTGAATCTAACAAAGATGCTTTTAATAAGTTATTCCGTGAGATTCAAGAAAAAACTAATGTTAGTTACGAACATAATACAGTCACTATTTATGGTGAGTGGTGTGGTGGTAATATTCAAAAAGGTGTTGGTATTACCAATCTCCCTAAATCTTTCTTTATTTTTGGGGTTAAGATTAGTCCAATCGTTGCTGATGAAGAAGAATTAAAAAACCAACCAGCTTATTGGGTTGATTATTCATATTTGAAATCACCAGAAAACAAAATCTACAATATTGATGACTATGAAACATTTTCAATTGATATTGATTTTAACATGCCTGCTTTGGTTCAAAATCAATTATCTGAACTTACTATCGCTGTTGAAGAAGAATGTCCTGTAGCGAAAGCTTTTGGCTTCTCTGGAATCGGTGAAGGTATTGTTTGGTCAACTGAAGTAAAAGGTATCACTCATCGCTTTAAGGTGAAAGGTGAAAAACACTCTAGTTCTAAGGTTAAAACTCTTGCAAGTGTTGATGTTGAAAAATTGGAGGGTATTCAAAAATTTGTAGAATATGCAGTTACTGAAAGTCGTTTCAATCAAGCACTTGAAAATACATTCATTAATGATGAACCAATCGATGTTAAAAAGATGGGTGATGTTATCAGATGGGTTGTAAATGATGTAGTAAAAGAAGAAATGGATACTATGGTAACCAATAACATTGAACCTAAAGAAATAAATAAATATCTTTCCAGCAAAGTAAGGGAGATGTTCTTTAAAATGGTTTAATAGTTGACTTTTGAACTTTGTTTGTTATCTTTATAAAAAAATAAAATTATGATAACAAATAAAGTTTTTAGATTAAAACACGCTGCAGAAGTAGCACCAGGAATGCCACTACAAGGTGGCCAAGAATTAGAGATTGTAACTGATGTGGTTTACGTAAATGGAAACATGGTACCACCAGATATGCAATCTTTATTCTATAATTGGATTATTAATAACCAAGGATTATTTGATGACGTAACAAAAAATTGGTGATTAAATTTTTTATTTGAAATAATTAATTTATCTTTGCAAAGAATTTAATATAATTTATCATGATAATTAAAGAAAACGGTTTAAGATACGCCAAATTAATTCATGTTTCTGTTGATAACGGAATGACTGATAATAGTAACAAAGTTTATATCATGGAAGAACTTTCCGATGGTACTATCAAATGTGAATACGGTAGAGTTGGACGTAGTTTAACTACTGAGATTAAACCTTCAAGCAAATGGGATAGTGTTCTTAAACAGAAACTATCTAAAACAAAAGGTTATACTGATGTTACTGAATTCTTAGCTGAACCAGTAATTGATGCTACCAGTGGTTCAACAGCTACTGCTAAAACTGAAGAGATTAAAAACTCTGTGGTTAAAAGACTTATCGACCAATTAATGAGCTTTGCAAACAAAGCAATCCAAAGAAACTATAAGGTTACTCAAGAAGCTGTATCTGAACAACAAGTAAATGCTGCTCAGGAATTAATTGATACTATTAGTTTTAAATTGGTCTTGAATGTTGATAAGAAAGACATCAATGACTTGTTACTTAAATTATATACCATTATCCCTAGAAGAATGGATAATGTACGTGATTATCTTATCAATGATGTAAACGATGTTAATTCCTTAGAAAAAGCACAAAAATTCATTGGACAAGAACAATCTACATTAGATACGATGGCAGGTCAGGTTCAATTGATTAAACAACAAAAAGCCGCTGCTGACGCTCCAGAAGAAGAACAAGTTGACCAAATTACAATCCTTGACCAAATGGGTCTTAGAGTTGATGTTGAAGAAGATACTGAAACACTTGCTCTTGTCACTAAGCTTATGGGCCCTAACGCTCACCAAGTTAAACAAGTCTTTAAGGTTGTTAATACCAAAACACAAAAAGTATTTGACACTCACTTTGAACAAGCTAAGGTTAAGAAAAGAAGACTTTACTGGCATGGTTCCCGTAATGAGAACTGGTTTAACATCTTACAAACTGGTTTATTGATTAGACCTTCTGGTGCTGTTCATACTGGTAGTATGTTTGGTGATGGTATCTACTTTGCTGATAAAGCACAGAAATCTATCGGTTATTCATCGTTGAGAGGTTCTTATTGGACCAAAGGTGGTGATGATAAAGCATATTTAGCGTTGTTTGATGTTCATTTAGGAAATCAAAAAGAAATCCTTAACCACACATCTAGTTGTTATTCATTATCTGATAAAGTATTGAAAAAAGACGATTACGATTCAGTATTTGCCAAAGGTGGTGCTGATTTAAGAAACAATGAATACATCGTTTATAACGCAGCACAATGTACTGTATCGCATTTAATTGAAATTGGAAACTAATGGCATCATTTGAATTAAACGAAGTAGAACAAAAGACATTAGACAAATTGATACAAGCGATTAACATTGTGTATGGTGATAATCTAAGTGCAAAAATAACATATTGTTTCACCCATACAGGTATTGGTTGTAACGTAAAAGTTATAATAAAATGGGGTGATAATACAATAGAAAAAGACATAACCGACTACGATAGTTGGTAGTTTACTATCAATAGTAAATAGTAAAAAACCAAAAGAAAAATGAATGATTTAAGAACAGGGTACGATTGGTGCCTATCAGCTAATATGAGAATCCTTGACATTTCGTCATGGGATACTGACATGGTGTCATGTGAAGATTCATATAACACAGAAAAAATAACATCAGATGAATTTATAAGACGTATTGAGTTATGCAAAGTTAAAGCTAACTCAATGCCTCGTAAGACAGTTATGTATTTAGAATATCGTATGTATGGATTAGTTGCCTATCAATTATCTGGTACAATACATGCTGGAATTCAATTTGGTCATGCAGTAGTCGAATATCAACAAAATGTTAAAGGATTACCACCACATGAAGCAATTTATAATAAATGGGCTAAAAATGATAAAACATTCATTATCCTTAATGGTGGAACTACCAACAATAACCCAGAAAAAATGGGAAGCCTTAATCAGCACTTAGCTGCATTGTATTTTAATGGTATTATCACATCAGAGTTCTATGAACCAGATTTGGGTGACCAATTAACAGCGTTTGTTTTCTTGGTTGATGAAAGAGTTTTTAATAGAACTCTTTATCCAGACTTTCAAGAAGAAAAATTACCTTATGGTGTTCGTAAACCATCTAAGAAAGTTGAAACTGAATTAGAAGAACGCAACGAAGCCAACTACGAAAAATGGGTTGATAAAATTGGTGGGCCCACCAATGCATTCTTAAGAGAATTTTTAAAACCGCTTAGATTAGCTTAAAAACTTGACTTATTCTAAATTTATCTTTATACTTGTATATGGATGAATTTAGAAAGTTTGGTCAAATATTAAACTATATTAAAAAGTATTACTATGTTAAAGATGGTATATTTTTTAATAGGTATCATGAACATGAATATGGTAACGATATTATTCGTGAATTACCTAAGATATTTAGTGTTGATAGAGAAGATTGTATAGAGATATTCAAGAATTGGGCTGAATCTCATGGTGTTGAATATCTAGATACAGATGCTTATGGTTCACATAAGTTAAAAAGTTACTGGTCACCTGAAATGATTCAAGATTTAACTGCCTTTAGGAATATTGATGCTGAAGCAGAATTAACCGCAATTTTAAGTGAACAAATAGCTGCTGAAATAGATGCACAAATTCTTTTGGATTTAAGAGGACAACTTAATGCTAATGACTTGCTTGATGTAATTAAATGTGTTGGTTATGAAAAAGGCCCAACAATCTATGACCCAACAACATTCTCTCCAAAGAATTATTTTACTTCAATGAAAAAACACCAAATACAATATGAACGACAGAATAACCCTCACTGGCAGAATTGGATTAAAAATCGTCCATCTTAATATTTCGGTTAGTATATGAACATAAAGGTTGAAGATTTAAATGATGATTTAATTTAATTATATCTTCTTCTGTTTTACCAGTTTTTAACGGTATTATGTGGTCTATATCCCACCCGTAATTTAGTTTATTAGGTTCATATAAACCATAGTTATCCCAATTCATCCATGGCCCCCAAAGTGATTCTAAATGGTTTTTAAATTCTTCAAAAGTACACCCAAGTATTTTTTCAGATAATGTATTCTTTTTTAAACCTTTATATCTAAAAGATTGTCTAATTAAACTCCTAATGTTTGATGTTATTCTATATAAAGGGTCTTTTAAAATTCGTTCTCTTCTATATGTGTTTATCTTATCTTTATTTTTTTCTCTATATATTTTATCGATATTACTAATAGTAGTTTTATTATTATCTCTATATTTCTTAGCTATTTTTTTTATTTTATCTTTATTTTTAAGTCTATATTCAGCATAATATTTTCTTTTAGCTTCACGACCTTCTTCAGTATTAAGATTCCAACCCATTTTTAATTTCTTTTTTAATTAGTATTTTTATTAATTTATTCATTGAGTAACCCTTATTATCACAATAAGTTTTAAATTCATCTTTTAGTTCCTGTGACATTCTTATTGGCCAAACAACATCTTTTAGTTTTTCTTTTTTCATATGTATAACATTTATTATATATATAAATATAATACATATGAAAAAAAAGTAAAATAATTTAATAATATTAAAAAAAAATTATATATTTGCATTATGGATAGAATCAAATTAATAGGAAAAATAGGTTTTGAACCAGAAGATAAAACAAACAAGCATTTATTCCAATCATCATGGAAGAAGATAGCTATGGTTTTTATTGAAGGTGATGTTTGTGAATACTACGCATGGTTTCTAAAAAAAAGATATAACATTACCCTTAACAAACCAATCAGAGGAGCTCACGTATCATTCATAAACGATTCTATGAGAGATTTAACACAGAACAATGATAAGTCAGAAGAAGAAATTCTTCAATTATGGGAAGATGTTAAAACTAAATGGGATGGAAAAAAAATTGATATTGTATTAGACTTAAACCCTAAGACTGATGATAGAATCTGGTGGTTGGATATTCCTAACGAAGAAAGAGAAGGCCTTCAAGCCATTAGAAATGAATTAGGATTAGGTAGACCATACTTTGGGATGCACATGAGCATTGGAAGGGCTCGTGATGGTGTTATGGAAGAGCATTCAAAATATCTTCATGAATGTATAAAGAATGGTTTTATTCAATAAAAAACCATTCTTTAAAATTTTTAGATTTAATACGTTCAATTACTTTACCATAATTTATATTTAATTTAATTGACGCATCTTTACCAGATTTATATTCAGTTCCTTCAATGATACATTTTTTATTTCTTCCACCAGTTCCATTTTTTAACATAGTTTCTCTAATTTTATTCTTTGTTTCTTCACTGGGACCAATATAATTTGGGTTCCATTTAATACCTTTCCTAATTTCACTCATTTTTATTTTAGATTCTTCAGTATGTTTAGAACCTTTTCTATTAGATACGCAACCTTTTCTAGTTTTACTTATTTTAGCTTTTATCTCATCAGACATAATTAAACCTTTATTTGGACCAACATTACCTTTTAATTTATCACTAATTTTTTTCTTAGTTTCATCAGAAACTATTCTACCGTAATTTGATTCAGCTTTTGGTCTAGAATTGTAACCATTATGGTATGAATTAAAACTATCTATATAAAATTGTTCTCTTTTTAACAATTCATTTATATCGTCCACTAATTCAATTATTTCAAAAATAAAAAATGATAACCCATGAATATTATATGAATTTTGTAATTTTGGTGACCTATGTTTATTTTTAACTAAAGAATTTTTATGTTCTCTAAATCTTTTATTTATATTAATAGATGAACCAATGTAAACTTTATTAGTTTTATTATTTAGTATTTTATAAATACCTTGTTTATTTTCCATTTTTTATCGTTATTTTGTCTTCAATATCCATTTTCATTAGATATTTTATTCTTGCTGATAATGACATATAGTTATCTTCAGCTTTTTGGTTGAATCTGGTTTTTAAATCTTCATCGATTCTCATAATAAGTGTTTTTTCTTGTTTTTTCATATTTTAATTGTATATACTATAAATATACACATATATAATAAAAAGTCAAGTATTTTAAAAATAAAAGTAAAAATAATTTGTGTGTTAAAAAATAGTTGTATATTTGTACTCTAATTTAAAAGTTTTAAAAACGAGAAAAACATTGAACAGAGCACTTACATACATGAATTAATAAAACAAGGGTATATAAAATAAAGGGCTGATATCAGCCCTATTTTATTCATCTTCTTTTACCACATCATCTTTTACTACATCATCTGATGGTTTGGCTGGTGTTTTTCCCCATATTTTATCTACACTGGCAAGTCCTAAACAACCAAAAGACAACATAGCAACAGCATTAACTAAAGAATCAGAGGGTTTAAAATTAGCCCCGTAAAAACTGTTAACAAATAATGTTATACATAATGTTAATCCAGCAATGAGTCCAAGAAATCTTTTGGATGAGTTTTTTCCTCTCTCGTCTTTAAAAAGATTAATAGCAAATGTTTTCATAATATTATTATTTAATAATAAATATCAAAACATTTGGTAATATAAAAATTAAATTATATATTTGCCAAAATAATAATAAATAAAAAATAAAATTATGAAAAAATTAAACAAAGAAATACTATTAAGTATGGGATTCGAAAAAATTGGTAATGATATCTATAGTCTAACTATTGATAGTGAAGGTTTAGATTTATTTTGTTCAAATCATATTGATGAAGAATTTACATTGATTGGTAACGATAAAGAAGGCTTTGTTCTTGATGGTGAATTACATATAAATAGAGTTGATGATTTAATAAATGTTATAACCAAAGTAATGTATAACAAAGGTGTAAGAGCTAGTTATTCAGAAGCAAATAATGTTTAAACTAATAAAAATATGAAACAGATAACACATGAGTATCTTGTAGATAACGGTCTTATCTTATTTGAAACCATTATTGGTTCTCAAGCATATGGAACACAGACACCTGAAAGTGATGTAGACAAAAAATTTGTTTATATCCTACCTCTGGAAAACATTCTAGGTACTGGTTACGTGGAACAAATCAATGTAAATAAGGATTATACTGGATGGGAGATTAGACGTTTCCTAGAACTTATGGGTTCTAACAACCCAACAGTACTAGAACTTCTTAATAGTCCAGAAGATTGTATAATTAGCAAACATCCATTGTTTGACCTTATCCTTGAACAAAAGGAAAAGTTTATTACCAAAGTATGTAAGGATAGTTTTGGGGGTTATGCTAGACAACAAATTAAAAAAGCTAAGGGTCTTAATAAAAAACAAAATTGGGAGAAAGATAAAGTAGTTCGTAAAGACCTATTGGATTTCTGTTATGTTATTGATGGAGAAAAAACCATTCCATGGAAAAAATGGAATGATGGTAGGTTTGAAGAAAAATACATTGGTGCTGTTAATTTATCAAATGCTAGAGATGTATATGCTTTATTTTATGATAAAGTAAGTGAGTTATTACATTCAGATAGACATACTGAAGCTAAACGAACAGCTTCAAAAGAAATTCGAAAAGATGCTGGTAAATCAATGGGCTTCGGATATAAGGGACTTATTAATACTGGTCATGAAGATGAAGATGGTAAGATTAATTATGGTATTTCAAATCAATTAAGACTTTCTAGCATTCCTAAAGGTGAGAAAGCTATCTGTAACCTAATCTATAACAAAGATGGTTACTCAGAGCATTGTAAAGATTATAGAGAGTATCAAGAATGGTTAGAGAACCGTAATGAAGCTCGTTATGTTGAAACACAAGAACATGGTCAACGTATCGATGGAAAGAATATGATGCATTGTATTAGACTTATTAATATGGCTACTGAAATTGGTCGTGGAGAAGGTATACAAGTCAGACGACAAGATGCTGCAGAACTTCTTAAAATTAGACGTGGTGAAGTTGATTTGGAAACTCTAATTGAAACTGCAGATGCTGCGATTGCAAATATGGATTCAGTATTTGAAGATTCAGACTTACCAAATAGTGTTGATAAGAATTTGGTTAATGATTTATTGGTAAGGATTCGTAAAGAATTTTATTTATAAAGAGAATTATTTTCAAGTAGGAATTTGATGGTTTCATCAGCTTCTTTACAATCATCAATAAATGAGAACACATTCTCATCGGTAAGTATACGCCACTCATTCTTGGCTTCAGATTTGGAGCCAGAATGTTTTCGGTGCATCCATTGTTCTACTTTTAGATAGTTTTTTGAATAGTATTGTTTAAGAAGACTTATTTTATTAGGATTACCTGTTTGCAATTGCTTTAAACGAAGGTTTGGGTCGTTTTTAGTTATACCTATTTTGTGGGAACAATTTCCATCAATGTCGGTTTGTAATAAGAGGTAAACGTAGCCCATAATTCTTAAATATAAGGAATATTTTAAAAATTGTCAATATATTTTAAAAATAAATCAATAAAATACTTGACTATTAGGAATCTTTTTGTATATTTGCTTATATTTATTAAACAACGTGGTAGAAACCACATAAAAATTAAAATAAAAATGAAAAATTTAGCAATGTTATTGGTCCTTGTATTATGTTCACTAGTGGTGGGCACGATGGGTTATGGTTGTTGATTAAATTTAATCATTCAAAATATGAAACCCATTTAAGTCAAATTAAATGGGTTTTTTTTATGGCACGATGGCCGAGTGGTTAGACAGGGCTCTGCAAAATAAATGCCGATGTACCCAAGTGGTTAAGGGGGTGGTTTGCAAAACCACTATTCGTTGGTTCGAATCCAACCTTCGGCTCTAAACTGCAAATAAATTTTGTGTTTTGCAGTTTTATTCCATATTTATAATAAAAACAAATATGGAAACAAAAAAATGTACACAATGTGGTGAAGAAAAAGAAATTTGTGATTTCTTTTTCAAAAATAAAAAAACAAATAAATTACATTCACAATGTAAAAGTTGTTATAAAGAAAAAAGAAAAAATAAAGAACATTACGCCAAATATAAAGAAGAATATTTAGAACGTATTAACATAAGAAAAAAAATAAAAACATCTGAAAATAGGGTAAATTTATTAGAATATTTTAAAACACACCATTGTGTTGTTTGTGACGAATCTAATCCAATAGTTTTAGATTTTGACCATAAAGATGAAAAAGAAAAAAAATATGGTATCTCGTCTATGATATATTCGTATAATTGGGCCACTATATTAGCAGAAATAGAAAAATGTAATGTTTTATGTGCTAATTGCCATAGAATCAGAACATCTAAACAATTTGGTTGGTGGTATGAGAATATTAAATAATAACAGGTTCGAATCCTGTTCACGCCTCTGGATAAAGCTCAAATTAGTGATAAAATGAGCTACAAATAACATAAGCGTGAGCTTAAAAGAATTAAAATAATAAGATATGACATTTACATGCGAACATTGCGGAGAATCAATCCTAGGGGTTGCTGCGGTAAATAATGGAAAATTCCTGCATCATAGATGTGCAAAAGCTTATGAAGAAGCTAAATTAGCTGAAGAAGGCTTAGAAGAAACACCAATGGAAATCGAAGAGTAATTATTTCCATTTTGGCCGAGTGGTGGAATGGTAGACACGCTGGACTTTTTTACTTAGTGTTTACTTTTTTATAGAATTCTATATATTTATTAGTATGAGATATAAACATACTAAAGAAGAATTAGAAGAAGCGGTTAGAAAATCATTAGCGGTAGCTGGTGTATGTCGTGAGTTGAATATGAAAGCATGTGGTGGTAATTACAAAACATTATATGCTAAGTTTAAAGAATGGGAAATTGATACTAGTCATTTTACTGGTGCAGCTTGGAATCAAGGCGAAAAATTCACCCCATTTGGTAAAACTTATGAATTAGTCGATGCATTGGTGGAAAACTCACCATATAAAAACGGTAATAGTTTAAAAAAGAGATTATTCAAAGAAGGAATAAAAACAAAACAATGTGAAGAATGTGGTATTGTTGAATGGAATGGTAAAGAAATAACCTTAGAGTTAGAACATATCAACGGTGATAATACGGATAATAGGTTAGAAAATTTAAAAATTTTATGTCCAAATTGTCATAGCCAAACAACTACAGTTAGAAACAAAAAAAGACCCCTGTAGCCCAATCGGAAGAGGCATCAGACTTAAACCCTGTACAGTGTGGGTTCAAATCCCATCGGGGGTACAAAGGTTTTACCGATGCTTTCCTTGATAAGCAAAACTAGCTCGTGTGGGGGAATGGTAGACCCGTCAGATTTAGAATCTGGTGTCGCAAGGCGTGTCGGTTCGAGTCCGACCATGAGTACAATATGCATCTATAGCTCAGTTGGTTAGAGCACTTGTTTTACATGCAAGGGGTCCTAGGTTCGAATCCTAGTGGATGTACTAACATTTTAAAAGTTATTAATGAATATTCAAAAATAGTTGATATTTATTATAAAACACAAACATGAAGCTTACCAATATATATAATGAACTTCTTAATGAAGATTTTAAAAGTCAAACAAAAAAATTCATATCTCAAGGGTTTGACCCCGATATTGTTAAATCATATATCGATAAATTTAAATATATTAGAGATAAAAAATTTAAAGAGATGTTTGACGCAGAAGTCAACATTAATGTTCCAATAGATAAAAGAAATGATGTTGATTCATATAAGGATTTTCATGATTTAGAAGTGTTGGTAGATTATGTTGGTGGTAAAAGACCAGTATATAGTGCTATTTCTAAACCTACCAATGATATTGATGTATCAGCTGAAGCTGTTTATAAAGATACAAATATTGAAGTATTTTACGCTGACAATCCTAGAGCATGTATTAAATATAAAGGTAGTTTTCCTTATAGTTGGTGTGTAGCCAGGTCAGATTCATCAAATATGTTTTATACATATAGATTTAAACCTTATGAACCAGCTTTCTATTTTATTAAAGATATTCCAGCAACAAAAGAAGAATTTAAACTTTGGAATTTAGGTAAAACAACATTTAGTGGTAAATTTCAAAATAAATACCATTTCTTTGTAATTCAAGTTCCAAAAAATGTCAATTTAAATGATTTAACAACAAAACAATATATTGTTACCTCAGCTCAAAATGATAATGATACTCAAATGAGTTGGGATGAAATTATGGCAATTAACCCTAACTTAGGACCAGCACATGAAGTATTGCAACCAAAACCATTTACAGAAGAAGAAAGAAAAGAACATGTAAGATTTAAAAATGGTATTTCTGATATGGAATTTAAAAGATTATCATATGAAGAAAAAAGAAATTATTTAGATATATATCCAACTATTTCCAAACCAATAACAAATAATCAATTAATGCAACTTCCAGATGACTTATTAAATTTATATGTTTCATTTGGTATTGGACTAGATGATGAAGGATTTGCCTTTATTAAAAATAAACCAGCAATTCTTAAAAGATATGCTCAAATAAGCAAAAGAAAGTTTGATGAGTATATGAAACCTAATCAAAGAAATAGATATCAATTAAACCCAGTATACACTGAACTTATGGTTTTATCTGATGAAGACATCAAGGCTTTTCTACATTCATTGACTGGAAAAGAAGTAAGTAGATTTATTGCAACTAATGGTATGGATAAATTTGAATTGCTTGAAAAACACTTGGGTGATAAAGCGGTGCCAGAAGAATTTAAACGTGATAAAGAAATGCTTCTTAGAATAAATGAATTATGGATAGATGAAACGGTAGAAGAAATACAAGAAAGATTACCTGAAGGAATGGGTTTCATTGTATATAGAGGGTTTGTTACCTTAGATTTCAGAG